TTCTACTGTGATAAGTAGAGCATATGAACACGTTTCAGTTATCTTTTCCAGATCGCCTTCATTCATGGCGTGAACTTAGACACCCACGTAACCATTTATCATCTGAAGAATTTATCATAGACGTAGATAATTGGTGGCAACGTGCTCCATTAGTAAAGCAACACCTACATTGGAATGACCAAGAGAATTGGAGCGATCCATGGACTTTACTATCCGAAAATCAATATTGCCTATTGACAAGAGCAATAGGTATGATATACTCATTACTACTATGTGGAATCGATGATATCAAACTATTGATGGTAACTGATGCCAACTGCGAAGAGCACTACTTAGTCACTGTCTGTGACGCAAAATATATACTGAATTACTGGCCTAACTCCGTACTAAGTACTACTCTAGCAGAATTCACTGTTGTCAGGGAGCTTCCTCTCGATTCCATACATAACAAAATAAAGTAAAATAATGACCATAAACGTAATCAAACGCTCAGGTGAACGAGCACCCCTAGATATCTCAAAAATACAAAGACAAGTTCGTAACTGCTGTACTGGTATCGATGGTGTATCACCGTCGATGATTGAGTTACGTTCACGTATTCAATTCGCTGATGGAATGACTACGGAAACTATCGACAAGTTATTGTTACAGGCTATGGTAGGATTGATTGACGAATCCGAGAATCCAGAAGTAAACAATGTTAACTATCAATACGTAGCTGGTCGTCAACGTAGTTCAATGCTACGCAAGCAAGTATACGGCGGCTTCGAACCACCACGCTTATACGATATCGTAGTCAAAAACGTAGCGGACGGTATGTATACAGAAGAACTACTAACATGGTACACACGAGAAGAGTGGGATATCATTGATCTGTTCTTAGATCACTCTAAAGATGAGAAGTACAGTTATGCCGCAATCGAACAACTATGCGAGAAATATCTTGTACAAAATCGTAGCACAGGAAAAATCTATGAAACACCACAAGTTCGTTACGCAGTCGCAGCCGCAACAGCATTTCACAATGAAGATCCTAAGAACCGTCTCAAACTGGTTAAAGACTATTACGAATGCGCTAGTGACGGGCACTTCACGTTGGCTACGCCAGTTCTGGCAGGACTTGGAACTACCACTAAGCAATTTAGCTCTTGCGTACTAATCTCAGCAGACGACACACTTGACTCGATCTTTGCCGCAGGCGAGATGATGGCAAAATATGCTAGCAAACGTGCTGGCATTGGCTTAGAGATCGGTCGTGTTCGGCCACTAGGCGCACCTATTCGTAACGGTGAAATCAAACACACTGGTCTCATACCGTTCTTGAAAAAGTGGTTCGGTGATTTACGTAGTTGCTCACAGGGTGGCATTCGTAACGCATCGTGTACAGTGTATCTACCAATATGGCACTATCAGTTTGATGACTTCATCGTGCTCAAAAATAATCAAGGTACAGATGAAACCCGAGTGCGTCAATTAGATTACAGCGTAGTTGTTAGTAAGCTATTCTGGCGCAGATACAAAGACGGCGGCGTCATCACCATGTTTGATCCGCATGAAGTGCCTGACTTGTACGAAGCATACTATCGCAATACGCAACGCTTTGAAGAATTATATCTCAAGTATGAGCGGGACTCATCAAAGAAAAAGAAAGTCTTGTCGGCAGAAGAAGTATTCAAGAACGGAATACTCAAAGAGCGCACAGATACTGGTCGTATCTACATGGTCAACATTGACAATGTAATCAATCAAGGCCCGTTTGATACTGAACTTGACCCTATCTACATGAGTAATTTGTGTTCAGAGATACTTTTACCCGTAAGACCGTTTCAGCGCCTAGATGATGAGGGCATCTTCAAACTAACTCTGGATAATGGACAAGTTGTCGAAATGAAGGGTGAACATAAGGTTCTACTAAAAGATGGTACCAGAAAGAAAGTTCGTGAGCTAACAGAAGACGACGATATTGAACATTTGTTAGAATAAAAATACGAAATACTATTGCCGACGATAAATACTTGTATGAAAACATACATCATTTATCGTCACACTCTAAACAACAAACACTATGTCGGCTACACTTCCCAAACGCTAGAAGAACGCCTAGAAGAACATATCAAAGAGAGTATTGTTGATAAATCAGAGAGACACTTTCATAGAGCAATCAGAAAATACGGAGTAGATAACCTAATGTCAGAAGTAATAGATAGCGCCTCGACGAAAGAAGAAGCGGTTCAGAAAGAGCGTCACTACATAATGGAACTAGATACATTCAAGAATGGTTATAATATGACTATTGGGGGCGATGGTGGCAATACGAAAGAAAAATACACAGAAGCACAAATGGAAGAATGGAAGAAAACATTTAGTGAACGGATGTCTGGCATGGGAAACTCAAATGCCAGACCAGATGTGACTACTGAAACATTGATAGATACATTAGTCAAGTTTATTGTGTTGAATGATTATCACGGCCGCTATATACTTCAGACAGAAGTTCTAAGTGAGTTGAAGAAAGTTCACGACATCAGTATTGAGGCAGTGAAGCGTAGAACAAAAAATGTAAGCGGCCTGATGAAATTGGTGAATACTAAACTAACTGAAATGAATCTAGTTCCAGTAAAGTATGACCCCTATTATAGAAGTGAAAAACAGAGAAAAGTCTTAGCGAAAGAAGCGAGTGGTTATAGTTGGGTAACTGATGGTATTAGTAGTAAACAAGTGAAGAAGAGTGAAATTGATAAGTATCTTATTGAGAACACAACATTTAGAAAAGGAAGAACAATATGAATGAAATAAACACTCAGGACGATCTGCCAAAAAATATTCAAGAATGGAGAGAAAGACATCCTCGGCCACTGAATGAGAAAAATGATCGTCCGTGGCAAGAAATCATGGCATCACTAATGAAGATATGCGACGATATTATAGCCAGGAGTGAGCGAGATGCGAATCAGTGAAATCACGGAATCATATAAAGAATCAAGACATTCGGTAGAAGCGTCTGTCGCCAAAAATAATATTCTCAAAACAAATCACGCAATTCAATCGGTGATTGTTGGATACAAGAATAAGAAATACGGCGCCGGAGAGGCACTCCATATGTTGGAAATTATAAAAGTTGAACTTGAAAATTTATTTTATTCCGAACATTTCGCCGACATGGATGTAATACTACCACGACACTCTAAATTACTACAGAAAGATTGGATTTCGGTAGACTTTCAACTGGATGAATATATCAATCAAATAAAAAATGATAATGAACTTAGAGAGGATCTTGTAGATTTCAAGGCTGAGAATGGGCAACTTAGCGCCATGAGTACTAAGAGACCAAAAACCAAAAAAGATACCGCTAAGAGCGAAGTAGAACAATTATTCAAGGAAAACAAAAAATGAAAATCGTAAAAAAAGAAACTATTGATCCGGGCGGCAGGGTGGCACTATGTACACTAGGCTCAATCAATATGGGCATCTCTCGTGATCCACAAGGTGTTCGTAAAGCGTGTCGTGTATTAGTTCGTTCACTAAGCAATCTACTATCATATCAAGACTTCTTATCAGTACAGAGTAAACTAGCTAACGGTGACTTTGAGCCACTGGGAGTAGGCATCACTAACTTAGCATACTGGCATGCTCGTCGTGGATACAAGTACGGCTCACCAGAAGCACTAGCAGACTTGAAGCGCTGGATGGAACATATTGCTTACTATTTGATCGAAGCAAGTGTTGAACTAGCAGAAGAACGTGGTGCTTGTGGTCGCAGTGAACATACATGGTACGGTAAAGGTGTATTCCCATGGGAGCGTAGAGCCCAAGGCGTGAATGAACTAACAGATTTCACCCCAAGTATGGACTGGGAACCACTGCGTGAACGTATGAAGAAGAGCGGCATTCGTAATGCCACTCTAATGGCCGTGGCACCGGTCGAATCCAGTAGTGTTGTGTTAAACTCCACCAACGGAATTGAAATGCCGATGGAATTGATTTCTGTGAAGGAATCAAAAGCTGGATCGTTTGTACAAGTCGTGCCAGAGTACAAACGTTTAAAGAATCGTTATCAACTAATGTGGGACCAACAAGATTGTGTTGACTACTTGAAGACAGCCGCAGTTATTGCCGCATATGTCGATCAGTCAATCTCAACTAATACATTCTACAACCCAGCAAACTACGAAGGCGGCAAAGTACCAGCGACTACAATCGCTAAAAACTTGATGCTAGGCATTCACTGGGGTTTAAAGTCATACTACTACTCACTTATCAACAAAACAGGCGCTAAACACGCACTCAAAGAAGAGAACGTGATAGCATTTACTCCTCCAGTTGATATTACAGAAGATGAAGATTGCGAGGCGTGTAAATTATGATGACAGTTACTAGTAGTGCGATAACTAAGATATCTGATATCTTAGCAGAAGAGAACAATCCTAACGCAAAGCTAAGAACATTCGTTCAAGGCGGCGGATGTAGCGGCTTCAACTACGGCTTTACTCTCGATGAAGAGCAAAACGAAGATGATTTCGTCATTGAAGAGGGCGGTATCAAGATCCTTGTTGATAGTATGAGTATGCAATATCTACAAGGTGCTGTTATTGATTACAAAGATGAACTTATGGGAAGTAATTTTGTAATCACTAATCCAAACGCAACCACTACGTGTGGCTGCGGCTCAAGTTTTTCGGTGTAAATATGGCATATTCAGAAAAGGTAATTGATCACTATGAAAATCCCAGGAATGTCGGCTCTTTTGATAAGAGTGATACTGATATTGGTACTGGTATGGTTGGTGCCCCTGCTTGCGGGGATGTAATGAAACTACAGATTAAGGTAGATAGCAATGGTATTATTAGAGATGCTCGTTTCAAGACATATGGATGCGGTTCAGCAATCGCCAGTTCGAGCCTGGTTACTGAGTGGGTTAAGGGTATGCATATTGATGATGCTAGTAACCTTAAAAACTCAGAAATCTCAAAGCGGCAGTACAAGATTACAAGAACAAGCACGTGATAGTATGATTACTCTCACACAGAAGGCCGCCGAAAAGATTCAACAACAACTATCCAGGCGCAAGCAAGGCATAGGAATTAGACTCGGAGTGAGAACAACTGGATGTAGTGGTCTTGCTTATGTGCTTGAGTATGTAAATACACCTCAAGAGGACGATCACTGTATTGAATGTAACGGCTGTAAGTTGTTTGTTGACCCAAAGAGTTGTGTTTATCTCACTGGTCTTACTGTTGACTACACACGAAACGGATTAAATGAGGGATTTGAGTTTATCAACCCTAATGAGCGAGATCGTTGCGGTTGCGGCGAATCATTCAGAGTATAGTAAATAGTTTTATTGATGCAACAACTATGGAGAATATGGGCAAAAGCTCTCGGAGAGAAAAGTGGTAACACTGACTCCGAGAGTGACTTGATTGCTATCGTAAGAACTGTTATAATACTAACATATCTGGTCACTAACTGCTTTATCGTAGCCGGTGTTATCAGGCACTGGAATAATTAAAAGAAAGAAAATAATGTCAAAAGAACAATATAATTTGAGCCAACAAACAAACTATCTAAAGCGCACAATGTTTCTTGACCCAGCAGGTCCAGTAACCGTACAACGCTTTGAAGAAGTCAAGTATCCTAAGATTGCTAAGTACGAGGAAACGGCTAGGGGATTTTTCTGGGTGCCCGAAGAAATCTCTCTAACAAAAGACAAGATGGATCACAAAGATGCGACAGACGCTATCAAGCATATCTTCACAAGTAATCTACTACGTCAAACAGCACTTGATTCAATTCAAGGTCGAGCACCGTCACAAGTATTCTCACCTGTCATCTCACTCCCAGAACTAGAAGCACTAGTCAGCAACTGGTCATTCTTTGAGACGGCAATTCATTCAAAGTCATACTCACACATTATTCGTAACGTTTATGGTGTACCAAAAGAAGTATTCAATACAATTCACGATACCCAAGAAATCGTAGACATGGCAGCTAGCGTCGGTGAATACTACAACAGACTACACATTCTAAACTGTCAAGTAGAGACTGGCATCAAAGTAGACGAACAGGAACACATCCGAGCAATCTGGATGGCTCTACACGCATCATACGCACTAGAAGCACTCAGATTTATGGTATCATTCGCAACATCACTAGCAATGGTAGAGAACAAGATTTACGTTGGCAACGGCAACATCATCTCACTCATTCTACAAGATGAACTACTACACACAGAGTGGACAGCATGGCTAATCAACAACGTAGTCAAAGATGACCCACGCTTTGCCGCCGTCGTAGACGAATGTGCTGCCGAAGTGTATGCTCTATACGAATCAGTCATCGCCGAAGAGAAGTCATGGGCTGACTATCTATTCATCAAGGGCCCTGTCATCGGCTTGAACGCAGAAATCTTAAAAGAGTTCGTAGACTTCACAGCATTCTCCCGACTCAAAGACATCGGCATTCGATATCAAGGTGCTCACCCTAAGACAACGCCTATACCATGGTTCAACAAGCACGTGAATATTGGTAAGAAGCAATCGGCACTACAAGAGACTGAATCGACCAATTATGTGATCGGCGTGATGTCCGATACGGTCAATAGGGAAGAACTACCAGCACTCTAGCAGACTCCATCCCTTTACTGATTTGTATCGGGGTGTTTTTCTTACCATTCTACTAACTGAACTAGCAGATAGGTTATATGTAGTTCTCAGAATATATTGAGTAGTATGTAACTTGGTGCCATCTTTGTGAATGAATGAGTGTGTAGTGTTATCGTAAGCAGATGATATTTCACCCGTGAATGATTTTAATTTCTTTATCACCTCTGGATTTTTTGCCGGATTGTTTGTAGACATCCTAATACTAGCATCGGGTCTTTTAGTTCCGAATGATGGATGTTCAACCCCACTCTTAGTTACGATCCGCCTATTTTTGTAACCATTACTTGATATTCGTTTTTTAATTTGAGATTGGGATTGTTTAACACCGAGGGTACCTTCGCCGCCAAGGGTAGAATTGTATCCATCGTTGAATGAATTTGACTCTACTATGAAGTAATTCTCCATCACCTTTAGCGTATGTTCACTATCTAGTGATTGGTATATTGGTTCAAAAGTAAACGAGTCAAAGCCATGTTTTCTGATGGCTCTATAAAATTTATTATCGTGTTTCTGATAGTAACACTTATGAAAGTTTTTTCGATTTGGCCAATGCGAATCAAAGCCAATATAAACCTTACCATTGATAATATTAGTTGCTCTGTATATTGTATAAATATTCATGCTGATGCTTCCTTTCTTAAATTAAAGCGTTAGAGTGGTTGGGGAGGTCAGAGTCTCGTGAACCACACTTTTATTTATCCAGTTATCTTGCTTTTTTAAATAAAATAAGATAAAATTAGTTTTTAAAGGAAACAAAAAATGATTACAGTATATGGCCGCCCACAGTGCCCGTTTTGCGATCAAGCAAAAGCACTATTAGAGAATCGCGGCGTAGAATACACATACGTCGATATTACAAAACAACCCCAAGCACGTGAAATGCTTGTAGAAGCAGGCTTCCGCAGTGTGCCTCAAATCTACAAAGGCACAACACACATCCCAGGCGGCTTTCAAGGCTTAGCAGGTATGTCCGACGAAGAATTCAATCAGAAAGTAAGAAACTAAAATGGCACAAATCGCAATCAAACAAGGTGAAGTATTCACATTCAAACTCAACTCCGGAGAAGAACTAGTAGCAAAAGTAGTTCAATCAGGCGGCGACTGGATCGAACTAGAAGAACCAGTATCTATCGCACCTACACAGAAGGGCATGCAGTTCATCCCTAGTATGTTTACCAGCGAACCTAAGGCTGAAATTAGACTAAATACTAATAGCATCTCTCTTTTTGCTCAGACTGAAGATTCAATCAAGATGAAGTATATTGAGATGACTACTGGCATTCAAGTGCCAGACAAACAAATTATATTGGGATAAACATGCCAGGATTAAGTAGAGTCGGAGATACAAACGGTGTAGGCGGTGCGCTAACAGTAGGCGCTGGCACAGTTTTTATCAACGGTATACGGGCGGCTCTACACGTGAACACGATCACGCCACACGCCCCTTTTGGTAGACCACACCCACCACACTCTGCCGCATCGACTACTGGTGGAGTAACAGCAACGGTATTCATCGAAGGCAAGGCAGTCGTAATGAAGGGTACAAGTACCTCATGCGGGCATAGTATAGCCGATAGTAGCGGAGACGTTTTCGGATCATGAGTTTCTCAGGTAAATTTACACCGCTACAGTTGAATACATTAGGAGCCCTATCACAAAATCAAGGCTTCAATATCAACATTAATGCTCGTCGTCGTCAGGGAACATGGTATCCTGGTTCACCAAGCACATATAATCAGGGTAGTGTAACATCTACAACTGTGCTTAGTAAATTAACACAAGCACTACCCTTGTTACATCAGGCAAAAGTAGCAGGAAAAATCTCAGCAGCCACGTATCGTAGATTGTTGCTCATCGGCAATGGCGTATGCCCCGCTCTCGGCAATAGTAGACCAGTCACATTCAAACCAAGTTACGCTGGTTATGGTAGCTGGAGTGGTAGCACTATGAAGCGTGGTACTTATCCACCAAAGGGTAATTATAACGGTAGCGAGTGGCTAGACGGCACAACTTCACATAGTTACATCAAGCAGACTTATGGTAGCTACGGGTGGATCACTGGGTGGGGTAGAAATCCTGACAACACAACAATCAGAAATCCATGGCAAAAAACAACAGATACATATGCTGCCGCAACAATCAATACTGATGATTACGATGAATATTTTAGTCATGGCTTTATTGGTACACTAGCTCGTCAAGCATACTACGAAATGTGGAACGGCGAACCCTTCAGTCAATACAATCACATTGTTAATAGTTTTGGTCAACATAACTCTTATAGAACAGTCAAAAATAATCTTATAGGTAGTTACGTCAACTCTAAAACATTTTTGAGCGGCATCTATAGTAACATCAATGATATCACTACGAGTAATATTTCTGGAATAACACAAGCATTCAAAGTGTGGGGTAATGACCTACTTGCTACGGGAAGAGCAATAGACTTGAAGAACATCAGTAAATTTGGTCTACCTAGTGTCTTACTGAAAACACTACAACGTAACAAAGTTTTGACAGAGCCTGTCAAAATAGCTCTGATGTATCAGAATCTCTCAACAAGAGATATAGAAGATATATTAAAAGAAGGCTCATCACCGACAGTAGCGCAAGAGAAAAGTATTTACAACGCACTTACGCTTATTTCTGGTGATGATCTAAGTAGTGTAGATCGTGGTGTACTCTACGGTCTGAATGTAGACACTGATGTTATTAAAATAACCACACTTGCTGATTTACTTGATCCACGAAAGTTATTTCCTAACAGTCACAACAGTTTGACTATCCCTCGTTACAATACAGATAGATCAATTTCCACTAGCGCAAAGATTTATGATTTCATCTATATCGACAGCGCAATAAACTCACGTATTCAAAACTGGGGATTTTATTTAGACGGCATTTTGACTGATGATTTAGTACTTGCTTGTGGAGCATTTTCAATGACAATGCAACAAGTAAAGTATATTACAAACATGGAAGTACAAAAATTAAGTCAAGTAGTTGCCAATTTAGAATTGACTAATCTTTCTCTGCCTCAAATTAATACGACAAACGGCATGTCGGTAGACCCTGCATTAACGACCACTATGCTAAAAAATCTAGCACTTGGTAGTGGTAGTGAAGGTTCATTTAGGCAATGTGACTTCTATGGTGCTGCCGCGGGTTATCCTTATGCCAATGAGGCATCAGATTGGTTAAATGCTATTACTGATTATATGAAAAGAATGACTCAGGGTAATGTCGCTTTAGAGTCAGCATATTCCACTATATTAACGGAAGCCAATAAAGTAACACCAATTGAAGCTACCATCAATACAGCAATAGATGCCGCAAATGCTGCCATAATTACTATCACTAGTAAAAATTCTTATCTAACACAACAGTTGAATTATTTCTGGGATAAAATAGGTACACAGTTGTTTATAGAGCAACGTGCTATCCCTCTAAGTATCACAAACACAGGTGATTTGATTGACAGTTATACCAATGATGATATTCAAAACTTCGTCGTGCGTTTAGAGCAATACGCTCTTGATAGTGGTGATGGAATGAACGCTATTACTATTGGCAGAATCAGCGATGGGTTCAACCCAAATACAGACATCGCTAAAGGCGCCCAGAACTTAATTGCGACAATGCGAGAGGCACGTAATGCTAGTAGAATGTCATTGGCTGGCGGTGAATTACAAAACGATATCAGTGGATATATTGATATTTGTAGTGCCAGTGCTACTGCTACGGTTGTTGGTACAAAGATAACTGGGGTACAAGTAACTAGTAGCAGTACTGGATATGTGGCAAGTAATCTACCAAAGATTATCGTATATCCAGTAAATGTAACACAACAAGCAAAACTAACACCTGTTCTAGAATTAGACGGTAGTATAGGTAGAATAGATATTAATTTAGGTGGTCTAGGTTACGATCCAGACACAGTTCAAATCGTAATCGAACCACCCCCTCAGTGTCAGCCTGAAAATGATCCACAGCGATCATATACCGACACTCCGTATAGTCAGTTAGTCAGCCCTGAACTAACGACTACCGCATCAGCAAGTCCTGATGTCGCAACAGCAATCGCAGACGTTACGCATTGTAACTGTGATTGCTGGACAGCGTAGCAACTACGCTAAGTCCACGAATTTCGTGGCATACAACTAGAAAGGAAGTACCTATGCTCTTTAAAAAAAGCATGATATTATTCTTCACTGTGTTGTTTTCAATAATGGGATTGAAAGTAACCTATGATATAATCGAAACTATTTCGACTGCGTCCGCATCGGAAATAGTTAGAGAAGAACCTGTAGCAATAAAACAGATAAACGCTAAACACCTACAATGCTTAGCAACAGCGATTTATTACGAGGCAGGCAGAGAGCCGTTCGTTGGTCAAGTAGCAGTCGCTCGTGTGATAATGAATAGAGTAACACATGGCTTTGCCAGTGACCCATGTAATGTAGTTTATCAAAAGACAGTAAAGACTGACGAGAATGATAACAAGATTACTATATGTCAATTCAGTTGGGTATGTGAGGGTTTGACGACACCTGTGAACAACAGAATATATCAACAAAGTCTCGCCATCGCTAGACAAGTACTAGCAGAAGACAAGTGGAACGAATTGTTGCCTAGCAATACCTTGTTCTTTCATAACTTGACTGTCAACCCTCGCTGGATGTACAACAAAGTCACACAGATTGGCAACCACATCTTTTACTCTAAGGGTAAGCCAGTTCAGCCACCTCAGTAATTAGACTTGAATCTAAACAGTCTGAGTACATAGTAGGTCACATCAATCTGCCACCATCGCTCACCGAATCTCATTTTGGCGGGAGTTGCGTGGTGATTGTTGTGCCATCCTTCGCCCCACATAAACACGCCCGTTAGCCAATGATTGGTGCTAGTGTCGCCACTGTTGTGATCCTGCCAACCTACCATATGCGATAGCGTATTGATACTACTACCGGCATGCCACAGAATAAAGCTAGGGAACAGCCACAGATACACAAGGGCAAACGGATCGATGAGATAGCATACACCAGCATACGCTAAGTGTATGGCCCAGTAGTACTTGTGAACCCATAGATGAAATTTACTCCGCAGTAGGTCGGGCACATAGCGAATGTGCGGAACATGGAACATACTCAAGAACTGTACCCGCCACACACCATGATGATGTGGGCAATGCGGGTCACGTGGCGTATCAGTAAAACGATGATGCTCACGATGTACAGCGCACCAACCTATCGAACTACCTGTACCACCAAGCGTAGCGCACATGGTACCAAAATATTCCCACCACTTAGGCGCCGCATAACTACGGTGACTCAACAATCTGTGAAACGTGCCACTCATTCCAATCGAGCCGGTAAAGAAAAACACCAGCCACGCCCACAGATAGTGATGTAATTCTCCATACATGATCATAGGAATCAGGGACAGATGGGTTATGATCTGGAATAAGAATAGCCAGTTGATGGGTTTTTTAGTCATGTATGTATTTATTTGGATAAATTCCACTTGTCAATTAGTCAAATCTATTGTACAATAGGCAAAACAAGAATGACTCCATAAGGAGTCATTAAATGGGTTTTAGAGAATTAAATTGATTTAATTCCAAAAATCTTCGGGTAGTATTACTGTATGAGGAGAATCCCACCAGTCTTGCTCTAATTGAGTACTGAAACCGTTTTCTCTTAGATGGCCATTATCGTCCATATAAGTCATTCCAGCCTGATCGTCAGTACTCCCTTCGGTAGACCATCTGACTCTATAATCCTGAAGAGCCGCCGCAGATTTGAATTTAATAGTGTATGTTCTGACCAACCCATCATCTGAAGTACTAGTTTCAGAGATGATATCTCCACTGTCAACGTGTTTCTGTTCATTGAACAATGGATGTTTGCCAAGCACCGAAGTAAAGTAATCATCAACAAACATGGTGCTGGTAGTTGGTCTGGTTTCTCTCCAAATTCTTATAAACATAATAAATCTCCTAATACATTATTTATCTAAATAAAACAATTATGGCAAAAATATCTAACATTTCTTGTAGCCCACAGCGTTATAGCTTTACCTCTCAGCGATATGTCGAAAAGCTAGCAGAGGATCCTAGTGACGAGGCCGCTAAGAATATGGTAGATTTGTTTGAAAGTATAAGGCACCAAGAATTGGCTAAAATACTAGAACCCGAATGGCAAAAATTTAACATGGAGTATGACTTACGGTCAACCCCATGGATCCTAGAGAAAGTAAAAGACGAAAACTACGCCCAGAATCTATACGCTGCCATGTGTAACAACAACTTTCGTAACATTCACATTCTAGAATTACTGAAAGAATCAGAGTGGAGTTGTAGTTGGCGCTATGCCGGCGGCATAATTGCTGATATGCGTGAAGAGGGCGACTACATGGACTGGTATTGTAGCGGCATTACTGATGTTATCCCGTCAGAGGACGGAGTGACCGAAATTAAAGGCTACGTCAGCGAATCATTCGTAACTGATGAGATCAGAGAAGACTTATTGAAGTTGGGCTGGTTAGTATTACCGGAAAGAAATAATGACTTCTGAAACTGTTCAAATCTATTCTATTGGCGATATCAAGCAAGATTTGACATCGATTGCTAGAATGTTTGAGTCCAGTGATACACTCGGTGGCATCAATAGTAGACACATTAAGTCATTAGAAGATAAGTTTTTAAAAATTACCAACAAAGAATCAGTATTTGTTAGCAGTTGTACAAACGGTATCTACCTAGCACTAAAGCGATTGAACTTAGATAACGATTATGTTATAGTATCTCCAATCACTTTCTTTGGTATCATTAGTGCTATTGTTAAAGCAGGTGGCATCCCTCTATATTCACGAGTTGATAAGTACGGTCTGATGGATCTAGCGAGTGTAGAAGAACTTTGCGATCTTTATAAAGTAAAAGCCATCATTCCAAGTCACATCAATAACAGATGTGTGGATACTAGACAGCTACAGTCAATAGTAATAGAAGACAGCGCACCAGCATACGGTATAAAACGCAATGACGGTACAGATATACTAGATACGCCACACATATCGGTGCTTAGTTTTAGTTATGGCAAGCCTCTGACTGCTGGTGAAGGCGGTATGATATTACTCAGCAATACTGACAGCGTATGGTATAGAGGTCAGCGTTTTTGCGGACTAATCACGGACGGTACTTATGGCTACAGTTCATTTGATGTAGTCGAGCCTGAACTCAAGCTAACTAACACCGCACTATCTGCCGCCCTTGTATCATCAAAACTAAGACAATTTTCTAGTCAAAGAGCATTATCGGCCAAGATAGCATCATACTACAACAGCACATTCGGTAGCTTGATTGATAGTGAACTAAATATCAATGGCAATCATCAAACATTTGTGATACTAAGCGAAAACAGAGACAGAATACAGCAAGCATTAGAATCAAACAATATCAAATCCTATCTAAGTCATCGTCCAGTTTATAGAAATCAAGCATTTAGTGAATACAGAGGCGCCAGCGGCTATAAACGAACTAGTGACTCATATTACAGTAAGATTCTACATATTCCGTGTAGACATGACCTTACTGATAGTCAAGTAAATGTGATAGCAGAAACAATAAAGAACACCCTATGTCAGAATACAATAGAACACTATTAACTAAACAGCAGTTTGAATCAATTAGGCCAGAATTGCTTCAAGCATTTAATGAATTCACTCCGAGAAGTCACTTCATTAACAATAACAAGAGTATAGAAAAGCACAATTACCGGGCACTTGATGATACTGAGCAGCCTAGTATTGTTAGTTTTCCTACTTATCATGCTCAACATACCTTAAAGAATGTAAAGACGTTTGATGAGGTATTTGGCAATAGTCCTCACTATCAATTACTAAAGGAAAAGTTTGAATGGGTCGATAACTATGTTAAAGATCAGATCGATGGTGTAAAGAACAGCTTCATTACTTTCAGTACTAATATCACTGGCGCAAAGATCGGAGTAAAACACTTACATAGTTTACTCAATGGCGATTGCTGTCATGTGTGGAGCTTTGCTGTCCCACTATACATAGCAGATAGCGATGAGACTGCGGGCTTCTGGTATAACAGCAGAGAAGAATTATTCCCACCACGATACTACATTGATTACGCTAGAATCAAAAATCTAGACATAGAATACACTAGTTTTCAATTACCTAAAGACGGCAAGATACTAAGTATAATGTTCGATGGTGCTAGAAACCCTCACTATATTGATTACACCAGTCACTTATACGCATTTATCGTATTCGATGGAATTGAATTTAAAGAAAAAATGAAACTAGGCAAAAAATGGATAACGGAGCTACTATGAAATATACAATGAAACGAAGTCAAGTTTATATTCGTCCTAATACTAATGTACCATTTCATACAGAAGCCGATACAACATGGCTAGACAGAATGAAGGAAACTACTAAAGAGTTTTCAGATGACTGTAATGTGGATATGAAATATATTGGTGACAGATACTTACAAGTCAATTTCTGGTTACCAGAGTTAGAAGATTATCTGAGAATGACTGATTGTCTTTATGTCAAGGGCCAAATAAAAGAAGTTTTCAAAGATGCTATGCGTCATTCTAAGCCTAATAGAATAGCTTTTGCTATGCCATCATGGTATATGAATAAGCGCACGGCAGACGGTGTTTACGTCAAAGAATGGTACACAAATAAAAAGACACGAGAGGATAGTAAGTTCCTAGAAGAAGTAAAAGAAACACTAGAAGATAGAATGACGGCATTCAAGGGATATATGAGTCTAAAAGATTGTGTTATGAATTGTGCGGTATATGACTATGATCACAGAATCAAGCACAGTTATTTTCTCTACACTAAACGAGACGAGGAAACAGAGCGAGAGATTGATCTACTCAGACGAACTGCTAGTATGAACTATAAATACAAGCGTGAGTTTAATGTTCAGCAGGGAGTAGAAGCGATGATTCGTATAGGGTCTACTACAGTATTGGACTACCACGATTTCCATGATATTCCATCAGGAATATTTGATCCAGAATTTAACTCTCTACAAATACCATTACTATGAAAAATAGAAAACAACTACCATTAGTCGCCCGTTTAAATAACATCAATGTAGATATTAGCGCAATTCTAACGCATTGTGAAAGTAATGGGTTGCTCGATGAAGGTTGTTATAATGATATCAAGTACAGTACTAATAGCAGGCATCAGAGTTTTTTAGTAAGTAATGAATTCTGTAAGACAAACTTCTTTACAGAAGATGAAGCTCCATTAATGGAAGGTGAGAAGTATAAACAGTTGTATCTAACTGACTTTGATGAATCTAAAGCAAGTGGGCGAATAGAACTTCATGGTACTAATATCTTTGAGCGCACTAAACGCCTTAATCCTAGTGACCCTCGATATCTGCCAGAAGCAGATGAACTAAACTATGGTGTCAGAAATCAATATGCTAGTGGGCCGTTTGCTACCCTACTAGACAGTTTCAAAAGTAAGATTACTAGAGTTAGACTTGCTTACTTAAAGTCTGGCTTCTCAATTAGACCCCATGTAGATTATGATCCTAGTTATATAACTCGCTATCACGTTCCACTAATAACTCATTCTAATGTAGTAATGGGATTCCACAGAAATGGCCAAGATCACAAATACTATCTACCAGCAGACGGTAGTGTATATTTCTTCAACAGTGGAATTAAACACTGGGTAGAAAATAATAGTCACGTTGACCGCATTCATTTAATTGTCGATACACACGGTCAAGATGATTTAGATTACTCAGCGATCTAGGTAAGACTTGAATCGGTCAAACGTATTCCAAACTGATAAAAATATATCAGCATTTTCTTTGTCTATCTTTGTAGAATTGAAGCTGTCGTTGATGATGTCAAAGTTTCTACTTACTACGGCTGCCATATCTATATTGTTTAATAGTAGTTTGCCGTGACTGCCCTCCATAGCATTTATTTTGTGTTCGATAAAATTTTTATGACGCTGATCAAGAACATATTTGAAATCTTCTGTCTTTATCATATCTACTATGATAGGCTTTAAATGATGCCAGTTCTTGTCAATAAATCCACGTGCTGGCCACTCTC